TCATCAAGGCAATCTTCCGTAGCGAAGCCGTTCTTGTCACGCTTGATTTCTGCCCATGCCTCCATGCCGGCGGCGAAGTCATCGATGCAGTAAAGGCGATGGTGTTCAAACTGCGCCATTCCGTCGGCGTAGGCGGTGGCTAATCTTTTTACGATGGGTTTCATGTCATTGCTGATTTAGTACGATTTCGTCATCATCATCGCCGTTGAAGTGTAGTATAAGCTCGCGTTCCGTGGCTTTTTCGCAATCCGTAAACATGCAATCGTAGCACATATCATCTTCAATGCTTTCTTGCTTGCAGATGAACCAACACCGGACAGGATTATCATCATTCCACGCCCGATTGTCATAGATAAACCACTGATTGATGTCGCTATCATCGCGCAGGGCTGCAAGCGCAAAGAATAATTCATCGTTATCCTCGCAATCGTGTACGCCCTCGCTAATTTCGTCTTCCGTAGCATTGAAGAAAGAGCCGTTTTGCACTACGGTGCAGATGTGATTTTTCTTGCTCCTTGCAATCATCGTAGTTCCGCACGGATTGAGGTGTAAGCCGAAGTTTATCAGCTTACGCCATATCCGGGGATTGCTTGCGTGAATAGCACATTTGCCGAGGAAAGCCATTAGTCTTTTGGATTTTGGATTGTAAACATCGGGATTTTGTTAAGATTCTGATGCCACGTCATTGTTCCATCCGTGACAAAGCCATTCAACGCGGTTTTAGCATGTTCCATTAAAGCCTTGTTGATTTCGTGCATAGATACGCAGACAGGTGCGCGGTGTTCGGCCACGCACTTGTCTTGCAGTTCCTTTACGATGTTGTATATTATTTGTTCAAAGGCGGTCATCGCTTATAGATTTAGTTTCCGTTAGGTGGGCAGTCGAAAACGACTGCCCACGTACACAATTAAAATGCGGCGACCGCCCTCACCGAGTTACTGTTGCACTTGTTGAGGTAGCTGGTGTCGCCATCATTGAAGTAGACGTACCAAGCGTAGTACTGACTGTTCTCGGTGGATGACCAAAGCCAACCCTTTAAGGGCGTTCCACCGACGTACACAAGTGCTTCATTGATGCGCGAAGCGAACATCATCAGTAAACCCCATTCGCCCATAGCCGGGATATATTCGCCATTCTCAAGCAAGTCGAACGGGATTTCCGAGTCGTATTCATTCTTGATGTGTTCGGTGTTGGCTTTACCGGCGAAGTCTTCAAAGGCGCAGATGCCCATCTGACGTGTGTAGTAAACCGATTCTACCGGTGCGCTTGCTCCGTCTTTCAAGAACTGATATTCTTTATCTTCGCCACCGAGATTGTTAAGCGCGACAGCGATATGACGGCCATTGTAGATTAAGCCTACATACTTGACGTTTTCCTTGCCATTATGCCCGGTAAACAGCTCATACGAGCCATCTTTGTAGATGATGTAAACACCATCCGCATCCTTATAGGGATTTGCGGGCGCAACGCTTTCCGGGGCTGCGACTCCACAAGCGGCATCATTGCCGATAATGAAGTCAAACGCTTCTTTTGCTTCGTCGCCAAGCTCGCGGTAGAGTTCCAGCCTTACCTGCTGAATGGGCGACAATAGGATTTCTTGTTTTGGTAACATGTTGTCGGTTTATTAAGATTGTTGTTTCAGTAGTTCGGGATTATCGAAGACGTTGCCGATGATACGAATCTCGCGCTTATAGTCGTTCCACCAATCAGGACGTATCCGTTGCCACGGCTCAAGGTATGGCTTATCAAGCTCATCAAGATTCGCCATGCAGAACGCGGCGTGTTCTGGTCTAAATTCTATCTTCTTGGGATAATGACCATTGACTGTGAAGATGTCGCCCTCAAATATTGGCGTTCCGTTTGCGTCGTGCAGGCCCGTGAACTGGCAAAGGGTATCGGGGTCTATATCCATCTCGGATTGACCCTGAAAGCCTTTCTCGCGTGGTAGAACGAGGCGATGCTGTGCTTCCGTAGCAAGTTGAAGCTGATAATACCATCCGGTAAACCATGTACCTTTGGGGACAGGCTCGCCGTGACGGTAGTCATTATTCAACAGCTTTGCCCTAAACAGGATGTCACTAGGCTTCATTGCTTGCGGCTTTAGGGTAGATTCCGTATGTAAGACAGCCGCAGCGCGTGTCTATGTCGATGTCTTCTTTGGTGTTGAAGACAACCTTTTCGCCACTGATGCTCGTCAGTTCCGTGCCGGCGGGGATTACATCAAGCAGCCATATCGGGATTAGCCATATCGGTAGCTTGTCAGACCACAGATTGAAGCGCAGTTCCTTGCAGTCGTCAACGGTAAGATTGCTCCAGTCGATGTGCTTGCGAAGCTCCTCAACCATCTTGTCGTGGGCTTCCTTGACTTCCTTTTGACAGAATTTTGCGCCCCAGCAATCGCCGTAGGCCACGGTTTCTGCCGCCCGGTTTGCCATGTAGGTCAGGCAATTTAAGATTTCTCTTTTCATTGGTTTACTCTTTTCATTTTAATCCCGAACTTGATATGTACGCCAACTGCACTACGTCATACATTCCACCGACAACCGCAAACAAATGCTTCGCCTTGCTGAATGTGGCATCCGTGAACTCAAGGATTTTGTAGCCACCCTGCATACCGACTTCAACCGGATGGGCGTTGTCGCTCTTGATTGTCGCCAGTAGCATATCAAGCCGTGCCTTGCCGAGTTTGTCGGCTATCTTGTCTTGATTTCGCAGTGCATATCTCGCCATATCTTGATAAGGATTTACACCGCAAAGGTAAACAATAATAATGTATCTACAAAATTAAATACTGATTGAAATAAGTATTTAACATTATTTAATACACTAATATTGTTTAGTTTTGATTTGGAATTGTTACCTTTGCAATGGAATTACGAAACAGGCAATGAGCAGAAAGAATATCAAACTACGCATACGTGAAATTTTGGCCCAGAAAGGGATGACGAATAAGGCACTTGCTGATAAGATGGGAGTGCTTCCGCAACACATATCCAACATTCTTAGCGGTAGAAGTCTTTCCGTAAACGCACTTGTGAAAGTCGCGGATGCGCTCGGCGTTCAGTTCGGCGACCTGTTTGTTTCTTCGTTCACACCCAATACGCCCTTTGAGAATGAATTTGTGGCGATGGTCAAGTGCCGGCGCGGAATCTTTACTGCATCCAGCCTGAATGATTTGCAGGATGTGGTCAATACCTTATCCAATCGTGCAAACAACGCCACGGAATTGATGAAGCGCACTCTTGAGCGTATGCTTCGCTTCCCAAGCGGAAAGGATAACGCGATAATATCGGAGCTGATGGCGAACCTTTCGCTCTGCATGAACCCTAATGAATGGATTGAATACTATAAGACAGAATTAGCCGACTTACTGCCGGCTAATTTCCAAGTTGATTATCGTTATCTATCCACGTTTATGACGCAGGATGACATGCTTGCGTTGGAAAGGTCGATGGCTTAACCGCCACGCTTATTCTGGCGGCGGCGCGAAGCCATGTCTTTACCTGTTGTCTTGCTTATGATAGTTCCGGTACACGGATGTATCTTGTCTTTCTGCATGACAAGCAGATTGCGGTAAGGAATTTTATAGACAACCTCATCGTAGGTGAGGCAGAGAGCTTCCATAAAAGACGCGATTTGGCCGAGCATACACTCGTTGCCAATCATTTCGGTTTTGCTACCAGCAGACTTGCGCTCCTCTGTAAAGCTGATAGCTTCATAAAATTTTGGGCTTCAATCATGGAAAAGGCGACTTCAATCCCATTTACGATTTCGTCCATAGTGCCTTTTGTCAATTCTTCACTGAGGTCTTCATTGCCCTGAATGAACCACGATAACGCCCTTGTAAGATTTTCGCTTTTTGACAGCGACATGATGATTTCGCGCAGCGTCTTTCCGTCGCCCATGTCGCGCAGCCAGAATGTCGCCCCGGCTATCTTTGCGATTGTGGGTGGCTCAATGATGTAAGACTTATCGTTGACAAATATTGTACGGTAGTCAAGACCGACGATAGCACTTGCAACCAGCCGTGCGCCATCGTTGTTTTCGGTATTTTGTGCTTCCATTTGATTTACTTTAGATTTATAAAGAATGGGGTACGTTGTCGGCGCACCCCATCTCACTTACAAACATTTCAGATGAATCGGTTTTGCTTACGCGGTCACGACCTCGGAAGAGTCGAACCAGTATTCGGACGAAACCGCATCGTTTTCCGGCTCCATTGCAGTGCCGACAATGCCGATGCCGACAGCACCGTCAGTGTTGGCCTCGCGACCGGCTACGTTGGCGTAGGGAAGTACGCAATACTGATTGTCTTCGGTCAGCGCGATGAGGGTCTTGTGGATTTCGACGATGCCGCGAGGACGTTTCCACGACTTTCCGGTAACGACACCACCAAGGAACTCGGCTTTAGTGGCGTAGTCGTACTGGCCGATAGTCCAGTTGAACGTCACGTCGCCCATAGTCTTTGTTCCCATGCGGTAGATAGAACCGGTAAGCTGGTTGCGGTATCCATCCTGCGAAGACTCGCTTTCCTCGATAGTCCACGTGTCCTGATGGATGTTTTTGACCTCCTTTGTGGCCGCGTCTTTGAGCAGGGCGGCAAGGAGTGCGCCGGTAAGGTCTGCGGTCACTTTGCTGGGGTCAGCATAGTACAGCTTTTTGATGCCTACTGCGCAAATCTTAGGTGAATTTTCAACTCGTGTATGGGTGTTAAGGGGTTAATTATTCCATTGTATTAAGCACTTTGAAAAGCACTTTGGTGTTAATGTAGTGGGCTTTCAGATTGGCATTTTCCATCGGTATCGTAGAAGCCACTTCAAAGCGGTAAGCCGTTCCGTCATGCCATCCCATATCCTTGAGGAATTTGGTCGCCATGCGTTCAAGCTCGTTAAGCCGGGTTAAATCGGCGTTGCCGTGTGGCGTATCAGCGGCAAATAAATTGACTTCGATGAATCCTTTCTTCCATGTAGAGCCGGGGGTATACTCTTTTGCATGGATGACTACACGGCCATCCTTGCCTACTTTACCGGCGGGAATGTTGCCAGCCTGATAGACCGGCATCCCAAAGATATTTTTGCAGGCGGTGTAAAGGATGTTTGCTGCGTCAGTGGTGGTAATCATTCAAAAATCTCTTTAAGTCGTTGTTCTGCGAATAAGGCCGCATTTTCTATTACATCTTTGCCATTTGCCTCAAGTTCTGCGGCGTGGTCGCACTCGTTGTAGATGGTCAGATTGTTGTTGGCATCAACCTTGTAACGATTGCTTCTGCGCGTTTCGCCGGTGACATCATGGTAATCGCCATGCTCAACCGCGTAATCCACTGCTTCCTGACCGACGCGCTCAACTTGCTTACGCATATCACGATGAAAGCGAGCTAAAGCCGGGCGCACGTCGCTAAAGTCAAACTTACAGATAGATCTCCGCATAAGGCAGATAGTTTAATGTTTTCGGCTTAATGACACGACCCTCGCCACGGATAGTTCCGTCTGCTTTCAGACAACGCACGTAATCGCCGACTTCAATATCCGGTTCGTTGTCCTCAAGGACAACATGATATTCCGGCGTTACGACCGTGCCATCGGGCATCTTGACTTCTTTATCCCCATTGTGGTCACATCTGCATCGGCACACTTCCACCCAAGAGTCGCCAGCTTCTTCTGGAATAGGTCTTCCAAATTCATCCGACTTCTCCTCGGCGATAATGCGCTTCTGCAATATGTGGGGTGCGTAGTACATGCTTTTACCAATTATCGGTGCGGTCTATAATAGTGGAAATGCCAAGCATACCCAAGACATCATCGTTAGGGGTCACGCCCCATTTACGACAAAGCCAAAGGTAATACTTGCCCACGGAGTCGTAGTTCCACGACATCGAAAACCCGCTTTCGCTTACACTTGACAGTCGCGGCGCAAGGATGCACTCCTCAAGCGTCTGCGTCAGTGCAATGCCTACTGCGGTGGGGTCGTTATCCATGACATCGGAGTCAAGTTTCAACCCGGACGAAATATACAAATCGACAAGCTGCGCCTCCGTGATTCCGTAGGCTTTCAACTTATCGGTTATGTAAGCGCGTATTGTCATCGGTATTATTCGTTATCGTTGGAATCTTCGGCTTCTGCTTCTTCGGGCGCGTCAGCTTCGGTGTCGGCATCGGCTTCTACCTTATCGGCTTCGGGAGCTGCATCGGCGACTTCCTTTTCCTTTTTGGTGGATTTACCTTTGCCCTTACCTTTAGGCTTGGCGGGCTTCGCGTCGGCTTCTGCCTTTTCTTCGGGTTCTTTGGGAGCTTCTGCAAAGGGTTCGACAAGACCGCGAGCGGCCAGTGCCACTGCGCGGTCATTGTCAAATTCCTTTACATCTCCGGGCGCATACACGACTGCATGGTCGTATTTGTCGCGGAAAGGTACGAGGACGGTTGCTTTCATTCCTGAACAGTCTGAGAGTCGAGCGTATAGATACGGTCAACGTTGTTCAACACGGGGACAACCATAGCCTCGGAAGCGGTGAACTCGCGGAGGGGGTCTGTCTTGGAATACTTCTTTGCAAGGATGTATTCGTCGGCTACCTGATAGACTACACCATCAACACGGCGGTTGACTTCGGCGACGTTAGTCCATACAAGCGAGCCAAGCTCTTCATCGCAGACAAAGGTAATAGTGCCTTTCTTCCACGGGTTGTGGTTCTGCTTAACTCCGTTAAGCTCGGTCTTCACACGGCGCGAAACGCGGTGCAGACGGATGTTCCACTTGGTGAGGAAAAGCTGCTGGAGCTTGGAAAGGTCAAGCACGGGGATGGCTGTTGATGCAGTCATGGCGATGCCTTGGTCAAAGGCAAACTGCGCACGCACCTGACCGTTCTTGTAAAGAAGCTGGAGGGCGGTATCGTCGGCGTATGCGTCGATGATGGTGTTGGAGTCTTCGATGGACTTGTCAACGACTTTCTGAATGTCGTCAAGCGGTGTGGCGGTAGTTGCGCTCCACAGAGCCGATACGAGGAACTGATTGGCCTCATAGAAGTTCATGTTGATGCGCACGCCGGTGCCGTTGTTACGTTCGGAAATGCCCACGCCGGACGAAAGCTCGGAAAGGAAGATGTCTTCGATGCGCTCCCAGATGCCCTCGATGCAACGGGGGGTGTCGGCGAAGATGTTGTTGATGATGGTTTCAAGGGGAAGACCCTGTGCAATCATCGAATCAACGTCCTTCATCTGCTTTTCGGTCAGGTAGAGCTTCATACCTATCTTGGGGATAGTGCCGGAAGCAACCTCCAGCGTGTCACGGCTCTTGAGCGGAAGCTCGGAGTCAAGTGCCACAACGTCGGCGGCTACACGGGTGTATTCGGCAAGAATGGAAGCCCAGCGACCATCAAGCGAGAACTGGGGGCGAAGTTTCTCTTTGTAGAGATACGTCTGCGCGGAGTTGTTGCGCTTTTCGTTCAGACGTTCAACCACGGCCAGAACGAGGCCGGGGAAGTATTTCTGCGCGTAATCGAAATAGAATGACTGTTTAACTCAGATACTCGGTTTTTATGCTTCTTCGTCCTTTTCAAAGGAAATTTTGCAGGCAGCCGTGAACGCGGTCAGGATGTCTGTCATGGGATAGGGGGTCATGTCGGGATTGACAATACCTATCGTCATAATGGAAGCAGCGGGGTTTTTCTTACTGATTGAGCGATAGAGAACGCCGGCGTAGGATGCGCCGGTAGGGAGTGTGCCGTACTTGGCGGGCTGAGCCGCAACAGTAGGGTTTTCGCCCTGTGCGGGCTTCGCGGGAACAGCCGCGATGACGGGCATCGGGGCATACTTTCCGTCGGCCTTTTTGATGATGACGTGGCCGGCGAGAACAGTGTCATCGACAAAATCCGAGCAGTCCAGTGTACGACCACCGGCGATGCCGGCAATGTACTTGCGGATTACTGAGGAATCATTACCGAAGACAACCGTTTCCTTGTTGGGTGAGATGTCATTTTTCATAATTCTCGTTGGGGTTTAGTTGTTACTTAACAAGGCTTGCAGCTATCGAAGCGAGGTCTTCCTTAGTCGGCTCGTTGCCGGCGAGGGGGAATCCGCCACGACTACCCGGCAGGATGTTTGTGTTGATATTGTTCGCAACCTTTGTCAGCGTTTCGGTGATGACCTCCTCGCTCGCGTCTTCCGCGATTGTGAAGCCCTCGTCGATACGCCACTGGGGAACGCCCAACTCTTTGGCTTTCGCCATTATCATCGCATTGCGTGCTGCCTTGGCTGCGGCTGCTTCCGATGCGGCGTTCTTGTCAACAAGTTCCTTGACCTGCTTTCCAAGACTGTCACGTGATTCGGTAAGCGTTTTCAGGTTGGCCGCATATTCTTCGTCGCGCTTCTTGCCGGCGGCGGTCAGCTCTTCCACCTGCTTGCGGAGGGCTTCAACGTCGGGGTTTGTAACCGGGTCGGTATGCTCGCCTTTCTTTTTGGCGGCGGCTTCTTCCTCGGCTTTGCGACGGGCTTCTTCGGCTTCCTGCTCCTTTTTGCGAGTTTCTTCTTCATGCTTCTTACGCTCTTTTTCAAGCGCATCAGTGACGCGCTTATCGTTGGCTTTCTGAAGACCCTCAAGCTCCTTACGCTGGCAAGCCACGACAGCATCGATGTTATCGTCAGTCACAAGACCGGTCGCTGCAAGGGAATCGGCTTTTGACATCAGATATTCATCGCCTAACCCAAGAGAGGAATACTCCTGTTTTAGTTTTGCAAAGATTTTAGCTTTCATTGGATGTAGTTTGGGGTTTAAGTATTCTACGCAAAACTACGACTAAATAAAGCAACCACATTATTAAGGAAACGCACACTCACGACTTTATTTATTTGGTCGTAACTTTCTACGGAATAGAACGAAAAAAGCGCACCGTTTCACAACGACACGCTCCGCAAAAGTACAATTTATAATAACAATCTTATTTACCTTAAAACAATACTAATAGTCGAATATGTTGTAGTCGGCATCTACGCAGGAGTCCATCCAGAACGTGAAATCATCGCCCAGATAGTCAACTACGCTCTGCTTCCAATATATCTTCTTGCCTGACTTGTCAAGTGTGCTATTCCATCTGTCAACAAGTGTTTTCAGTTCGTGCTTGTCGGGTTTCGCGCCGCCGCTCATCAGACCAACCTTGAACAGTTCGCAGTAGGGATAGGCATCACTCATCGCCCATTCCGAATTGGCTATATCGACAATCGGCTCAATACTTGCGAAAGTGTGACATCCCAGTTCGTGACAACGCTTCATGGCGGCTATGCGTTCCGTATGCGGACTTGCACCCGGCTCAAGGTCATCACGCCTTGTCAGTGTGAAGCCAATGGCGATTTTCTTGTAGTCGGGATTGATGGTAGCGCACATGGCTTTCCACGTCTCGGCATCAAGCCAATCCGCACGTTTGGTAAGTATCTGCACCGGCACGTCATTACGCAGCCCAAGGCTGACCGCTTCCATCGTAAGCTCAAGCGTCTTGCCGGGTATCATGGGGTCGGTAGTGAAGCTGAAAAAGATGCCCGTCTTACGCAGTTCGTCGATGTTTGCGAGCATTTCCTTTTCAAACACCGCTATGGCATGGTCGTTGTCCTTGAAGCATTTTTTAAACATCGGCTCTTCGCTCCATACATGGCTCATAACGCCACGCTTGCAGTAGCAGTATGAACAGTTATTTGAACACCCGGTATAGAAGTTGCAAGCCCAAGCGGAATATTCGCCAGCCTTGCCGGTGGGTCGGTATAAGGATTTACCCTTAAAGAAGTTTTTCTTTGTCTTCATTGCTTAATCGGTTAATGTATCTGAGTAGTCGTTTGTTCACCCTTGCTATCCGTGGAATGTCATGCCATGATGGAAATACCATAGTGCCGTCTTCGCGTTCATAGGCGGGGCGCATACGGCGGTAGCAGTCGCGGGATGTATTCTTACCCAATAGGATTTTCTTCGCCTGTCGTATCTTCATTGTCCTTGATGTGTTCGCAGATGGCAACTATTCCGGCGTTGACGGCATCGTTGTAACTATCGTAATAGCCCGTTGTGTCATCGTAGGTGGATGTGCTATCGTCATAGCTCCCATCTTTCATATTCAGGTAGTCGAAAAACCACTTGCGCGTCTGCATGACGTAGTTGATGCGTAGGCAGATGTTGCGACGCTCGCGCAGCCATTCCACCGCCTTTTGCAAGATGGGTCTATCAACCATACTGCCTACACCTGTCAGCTTTTCAGTGTTGGATGTAAGGCTGACGCTTCCGTAACCCTTATATCCGGTGTAATGAGTATGCGTCGGCACGTCATAGCCAACCTTACTCAAGGCAATAGCAGCATCAAGATTGACGTAATCACCACTTACAAGGTCTTTATTTGCTATTATCATCGGTAATGTTGATATTTACTTTGATAGGAACTTCGGCGTTGTCGCCTTTTCTGATTTCGCGCTTCATGGCGGTAATGATGGAGTCGCGCAGTTCGATGCCAAACTGATATTCTTCTTCCGCTTCCTTGAAAGATGACTCCAAGAGATTAACCTCCTTGCGCACATCTGACAGCCATTCATCCTTAACCGATGCTGCCGGGTGTTTTCTTCCCGCTGAAAAACCGGCTATGATACCTAATGAAAGGATTACTATTGTGAAGATGATGAATGTTAGCCAGTCTTTAAGAGTTGCTTTGCTGTTTTCCGTCTGTTCGTTCATTTGATTTCAGTCTTAATAGTTTTAACTTGTCGCCGAAGTATTCAACCGAGCCGATAAGGTCACGTGGCATAAACGCTTCGGCTTGTTTTTCCGCTTCTTCAAAAAGCGTTTTTATAAGCGCATCCCGACATCCGCTGTCCTTGCATATCTCGTCAAGGGCTTCAAATTCTTTAGCCAGCTTATCGGCTTGAAAACGGGAAAGGGGCGTTGGCCATACGCTTAATGGAAATGGATAATTCGTTACCGTGTCGCCAAAATCACGCGCACCCTCATCATAGCCGGCAGACCATGCTTCTTCAATGTAGGCGCGGAGGTCGCTTCGCGTGAACACGTCGCCATCATTTCCGGCAAACACCGTGCGGACGTAAGCCTCGCGTTTTTCTTCCTCGGTCATAACTTTATTCGATGACGATAATATTCTGCGACGGGTCGTATTTTACATTGCTGACCTCAACCAGATTGTAAAAGCCGCCATCCACAAAGAGTACGGCATCGTCGGGCATACTTTCCAATGCTTCTATAAGTTCTTGCTTGCTCATTTCTTGTGATGTTAGTGATTGGTAAAAGCAGGCGGCGCAGACTTGTCGCGGCCTACGCCGCCGTTTCCTTTTCTACACGTGGTAGATAGGATGATTGATTAGTCGGCTACAAGCTCCCAGTCATGGGCGAACACGTCGCTGATAGATGGAACCCAACTATCGGCGCGACCAGTCTTCGTGTTATAGATAAGACACTGCGAGGTGTAGTCTATACGCTTGTTTCCGGCCATGATAAGTTCTTTAGCCTTGAGGGGCAGGGATTGCATGTTGGGAATGATGTCGCTCTTGATGCTTGACGGCACTTGCTTGAACACGACAATATCCTTGCCGTTCCATCCGCTGCGACGGATGACGTATCCACGTTCAAGGAGATGGATTGCCGTGCCGAAGTCAAGACCGCAGAAGCCGCCCTGACCTGTTTCCACTGATGTAGAGCGACAACCGAGGATGCTCAGATAGCTAATCATGGTGTCGAACTGAACATCAAGCATGGCGCGGTCGGTGTCGCGCAGATTCTTATAGGCTTCCGTCAGTCTGAACTCAACGATTTTGCCGGCTTTCTTGTCAAGCTCTTTGTATTCGATGTTAAGGCGGTCAAGTAATGTGTCGGCGACATTGTAGGCCGCATCAAATACGTCTTTGGGCGACCAGCTTTCATAGCCGTCAGGATAAACGACATGATAGCCGAGGATTTCACGCTCTACGGGTGTTATTCCACCACGCAGTAAAGAACGGTCATAAGCCTCGCCCTTTGTCATAGGCTCGGCGTTAAGCGTCTTCGTACCGATGTACTTTTTCATTGCAGTTGGGGTTAATTGGTTAAGGGTTACAGATTTCCTCAAATAGTGAGGGATTGTCGGTTGTATTGCCGATGATTTCAGAACGCCACCCGGTAACAGGTACATTCTTTGTCAGCAGCGCATCTTCCGTAAGGTCGTTTTCTTTCAGGCAGGGTGACATGCAGACTCCCCTCGTGCGTAGCACCACAATTCCGGTCTGCGTTCCTTTTGCTGAATATGCGTCATCGTGTTCATCTATCACTGTGGTTTCCCATTTCTGGCGCACAATGTCACCCTCGTAGATTTCTTTCTTGAGGCAGTCGCGTGAATTGGTGTACTGACCCACCGAAGCGGGTATAACCTCAATCGCGCCACCATCGTATTTCTCTTCCGTGGGCCATATCGCAACCTTGCGTCCTTTCATGTGGATTAAGTCGCCATAGACCCATGTACCGTCAGCAACGGATTTTCCGCGAAATTTAATGATTCTCTGCATAGCTTACTGATAGCAATCCCACGGGTCGTAATCATCATCCATCTTATCTCCCGTCAGCCAAAGCACGACGGCAAGAATAAGACAGACGATAATTGCGAAAATCCCAAATAGGATGTCTTTGATTTTATTTATTGCTTTCTTCATTAGACTGGCGTCTTACATCTTCCATCTTTTCGGGCGGCACAACGCCCCGAAGCCGTGCATGAATAGTCACTTCATAATTATCATCCACCTCTACGTCATATTCAATCAGATTATGGAGCTGAATTGCAAGGAATATGCTCCTTTCGCACCATTCCTTTTCCTGCTTTATAACCTGTTTAAGCATCTCTTGGGTATCAATCCCATGTTGACAAGCATAGATGTGATGGTTTCTGAAATTGAACTTTCTGCCTACGGCTAAATCGCCTCTTTCTTTTCCCATTAAGTCGTTTGCTGGATATTTATGGGCATACACAAAAGCGTAAGTTCGCCGTATTCGTCGTTTTCAGCGGGTAGGAACAATCCGGGTCGGCTTGCCTCCGCCAGCTTTATCACGACGTTCTGCGTGTTCATCGCGTTAAGTACGCCCTTGAGGTAGATTGAACTGAATCCGATTTCAAGCGGTGTTCCGTTGTAGTCGCACGTCACTTTCTCCTCGCCGCCGATGTTGAAGCTGATGTCCTGCGCCACGATGTCAATCTTTCCGTCTGCAATCTTGAGGCGAAGCACCGGTGTCTGTGCGTCAGCGCAGATGGCAACACGTGTGATAGCGTTAGCGAAGTCCATGCGGTCAACCGTGATAGAGATGGGCTGATTGACGGGAATAACGCGGTTGTAGTTCGGGTACATTCCATTATAAAGCGTAGAGCGCACCTTGAAGTCGCTACCCTCAAAGATGACGAATCTTTCGCTGACCGTCAGCTTTATGTCGCTCTGCTTTCCGAT